AAACATCCTTCGATGCTTTCTCCTAGAGAACCTCCACGTGTAGACGCATCGTTCAAGTATTTCCAGTCAGTTTTGTAGAAATCGTAAGATCCTCTACGGAAACCTGAGAAACCAAGATTCAAAGCCATGTCTTCAGAGTTTTCAAACAATCCGTATGCAGTACCTCCATTTGCTCCAGAGGAAAGAGTTGCAAGCATATCGTCAAAGTCCAAAGATACAGAACGGTTCAAGAACAGCATGTTCTCTTCAATAGCTCCTTGAGTATCCAAGTTTTTAAGAATTGCGTCAAAGTCATCAAGTCCGCCAGCGGCAGTAAATCCAGTAAGAACGTTACCTCTATCTTCGATAGCAGCAAACAAACCTTCAGTACCTTTGTTTCCGTTAGTCAATGCTCCAGATCCAGCAACCGCTTTTTCTCCTTCAACTACAGACATTTCCAAGTAATCTTCAAAACGCAAGCGAGTTTCTGATTCAGCTTTCAAGTACCACAAGTACCCGTCAGTTCCTTCTTCAGTAGCTACATTTACCCATCCGATTTGAGCCGTGTCAGATCCAGAAACGCTGTACTTGCTTCGGATAATAATAGGTGAGTTAGAAAACTGAGTAAGAGTTGGGTCAATACTTACAACACCGTTTACATTCGCAGCACTATGGCTTGGTGTAGTGGATCCTTTTCCATACTCAGAACCGTATACAAAAATCTTAACTGTGTCAGTGTTAAGCGCAATACCAGAAAGATCAGCAGCAGTATAAGGCGCTACAGTCAAGTTTCCGTTGTTTGCATCTTTTACACCCGCTCCAGAAGCGGTAACTACAGCTTTGATTTCTTTACCTGTAGTTTCGTTAATAATAACAACTGTTTGGTTAACAGAAATTACGTTCTCAACGTAGTCCTTAGGGTTAGCAGGAGTCAATGCTACTTGAATATCCAAAGTGTTAGCAGTGTTAGACACTACATCAACTCCAGTGTAAGCAACGTGCAAACGGTTTTGCTCAGACCAAATAACTTGGTCAGAAGACATAGGCATTTCAGCTCCTACCATTTTCAAGAATCCAGAAAGAGTTCTGTTTCCGTAACGTTCTACTTCATTTTCGTAAATTTCAGGCAAGTATTGTTTTGCGAAAGTTCCGCCGCCTGTTGCGCTATCAAAAGACAAGTAGTTATCATTTAATAGTTGTTGTCTTTGTGAGGGTTTAATTGTACCCAATAATGGTGCTAATGCCATAATAATTTGTTTTTAATGTTAAAAGTTTCTTTTTATTTTGAGTTTAGAAGAATCAACCCCGCTGACTGCTTTTACTCTTATTCCTCCAATATTAATATCAGAAGGCGTAGTTTGCCTTGCTTCTGTACTAATATTTTTAGATTTCGCAGTAACATCTTTAATAGCATCGGCTTTACCTTGCTCGTAAAAGTGTTTTGCGATAGTATCAACATTTTCAGCAGCATAAATAGCTTTATGATAACCTTTCGTGTCCACTACATCACCTTTATCATTTAGGAACTTCCCAATTAGGTTATTAATGTTTGATTGGTTTTCAGCAACCTTTGCAGCGTTTTGTACACCGTATCTAAATGATTTTTCACCAACCTTGATATCAAAACCTTTGAAATCTTGGGAAAACATTTTTTTAGTGTCATTAATAAACTGCTCGTGTTGAACGTTTGCTGTTTTTTGATTCTCATTATATCGATTAAAAAACTCAGTAGCTTCTGTTTGCTCTTTGGTAACCCCGGGTCTCAACTTGATTTCCGAGTAATACTTATCCTTTAAGCTTGTTAGAAATTTCTTTGCTTTTGCAACCTCTTCTTTTTTTGCGAGTTTCTTTTTGCGGATGTCTCGCTCCTCATCAATATCTTCATCAAAGTCAAAAGCGTCTTCTAATAAAAAACTAATTTCATCAGGTTCTAAATGTGACTTTGTTTGTTTGTAATATTCTTTAAGTAACGCGTTATTGTCTACATTACTGTAATCAGCGTTTAGTCTAGAGTAGTCTTCTATCGTACCCCCTGTTTCATTCATAAACTCTACAAGTTTTTCAATGTTTTCAGGTAGCTCAGTTTTATTAGCGGGTTCAATAGTTTTTTCAATAGCTTCCTCAGGAGTTGTATGCTCTTCTGCTGACTGCTCACCTATAGTAATTATTTCTTCTTTTTGTTCTTCGGTAACTTCTTTAAGTCCTTCGTCTCCTTCAACCACTTCTTGCAGTTCCACTTTGGTGTTTTCATTTTGAAGCACAGCTTCATTTGTTGTTTGCTCTTGAACGGCATTTTCTTCTTCTTTTTTAATTACTACTTTTGTAACTTCCGGAGCTTCTGCTTTGCTTTCGAACTTAACCTTAATAGGTTCTGTTGTTGTTGGCGTTTCTAATGTTTCTTCTTTTTTAGGTAGCTTTCCTTTTAAAGAAAATTCACCTTCTTGTTTAGTTGTTTCTGACATGATATAATATAATAAAAATTAATAAAGTTTGTTTTTATTTAGGAGAAAACTGCTCCAATCCAAATCCGCCTAAGTTGTCAAATCCGGCTGACTCAAAATTCTTTGGTAAAGAATCATTTTTTCTTTGGTCAATTAGTTCGCTTTGTTGCGTTGCTTGAATTTTTGTTCTTTCGTCCTTTCTGTCTTCTTTGTATTCTTCGGTTCCTTTTTTAGCAGCGCCTTGAGCTTGAGCAAGTTGAATATTGTACTGGAACTCTAGCTGCATTAATTCTCTTTTTAATTCAGCTTCTTGCTGCATTTTAGAAATATCTAGCTGAGACTTGGCCTGCTCTATTTGTATTTTTGTTTCTGCTAAAGCTTGTTGTTTTTGAACTTCAGCCATTGCTGCCGCTTCTGATGCCTGCGCGTTTGCTTGACCTTGCGCTTGAATGTTTGCTTGTTGGGCTGCTTGATCGCTTTCTTGTTTTTTAAGCCTTCTAAACTTTAGCATTTGATTTGCTAGCTTAAGATTCTTAATGTTTCTAATATCTATAGCGTCTTCTAAAAATATTTGACCAGATTGTAAAGCTACTTGTATATTTTGTTCTAGCTTTGCTTTTTCTTCTTCTTCAGGCTCTAGCTCTAAGTAAATACCAAAGTCATGAAGATTAAGTGTAGCCATTTCCCCTAGTACTTTCGAATTATATATAGATATACTGGAATCTAGAGAAGACCTAGTTAAAGGGAATGAGAGCATGTCCGCGACCCTTAGCGATACGTTTTCGCAAGTTCTAAGAGTTAAATATAGACTAGCTTGCAATATATGTCTAGTAGCTACGTTCGACTGTGCTGCGGCTAGTTTTTGTAAACCAACCAAAGCATTTTTATCCGGTGAGCTTCCGTCTCTTGCTTCATTAAGTCCAGTCACGTCTCTGATCATTTGTAAGTAATACTGGTATGTATTAATCAAGGAGTTAATTTTTCCTTGGCCAGACGACGACGCTAGTTCTTGTACAGGTACTTTTCCTCTATTAAGCTCTCCGTCTTGAGTAAGCGATCTACCTACCACGCTACCGGTTTGGAAATACATATTAAGCGCTTCCGCTGGATTGTAGTTTGTGCCGTTACCAAGATCAACTTCAGCTAAACCGTCCATGTCTAAGAATACACCGTCTGGCACTATTCTAGACATAACTTGCTGTAGCTTTAAATGTGTTAACTGAATCATATCAGCAAACCCTGTAATTCGGCTAACTAAAGATTCAATTCTACCTTTATATATTCTAGGAGCGCAAATGCTATAGTTCATTATAGCTTTTGTTGTATCAGCATACGGTCTAGTAATATTTTCCGCTAACTCCCACTTTATCATTTTATTAGTTCCAAGAACTTTTACTCCAGAGTAAATAACCTCTATACTTCTAGAAACTTTCTTGAACGTGTCTGCTTCAGGCGGGTTAAATTCGTCGGTTTTTTCAATAGCTTTTTCTAAGCCTTGATCTGTTGTTTTTATTTTAAAAACTTGATCCAAATAAGTTTTATACTCAAAATACATTAAAGTAACAGTATCGCTATCGTAGCTATTATAACTATAGTTATGGTTTTTGTTACCAGGGTATTGCTCTATTTCTTTAAGGTCTTCAGTAGTAAGGTTAGGAAACTGCTTTTTTAAATCAGACAAGCTAATATCTTTTACTTCTCCAACGTAATAAATGTCTTCAAAGTTTGGATCTTCGGTATAAGAATAAACCAAGTTAGCAGGATCTACATAATCAATTACAACTCCTTCTGCTTTATTAAAGCTGGTTTTAGTTGCTGCAATACCTAAAGTAACTAAGTCATAGTTAATTCTTCTACTTGTTAATGTATATTTATTTTTATCTAAAAGATTGTTTATTACTTCTTCTTCTGCAATTTCAACGTTTTGCTTATACTCTAACTGCATATACAAAGAAAGCTCTTCTTCGTTTCTTGGCAAAGCTTCAGGATCTTCTACATTAAAAAGATCAAGACCTAAAGTTTTTTTCACATTGGAAAGATGCTCTTTGGTTTGCATATCGCTTAAAACTTTGTCCACGTAATCCGTTTTCTTTTTCAAAGACTCTGGATCTTGTGCATAAGCTTTTATTTCGTAGTTTTTATTAGATATTCCGTTTACAACAATATCCACAAACTTAGCTATAACAGGTACCGGTTTCCAGTCTAAATTTAAGTAAGACAAATCCCCGTTGATTGAAAGTTCATCTTTGTACTTTTGAATAGGTTGCTCGCCTCTAGCATAAAGCCTTAAGCTGTGGAAGTTGTTGAAATTTGTAATAAACCTATTGTTAGCGCTTCGAGTACTCCCGAACCATTCTCCTTCAATAGCTCTTCCAACCATTTCTCCATATTCTAAGCTAGCTTTTTCAGCGTTACTTACAACTTGACTAGGAAAAGAGCTGTTATAGTTAGTATTTATCATTTATATTATTTTTGATGTAAATCCATTATTATCGTATTTCTTAAACCCTAAGCTTATAGCTTTGATTTCTCGCTTTGCAACTGGCGTATACTTGTTTTTGTTGCAAGCCATTATAGCTAAGCCTGAACTAATAGAAGCATCGTGCTTTGTTCTATTATTTATATTAAATTTAGCCCAGTCTTCTAAAGTTCTTTGCAGGTACATATCTCCGTACCCGTCTTCTTTTCTCCCAACAAATTCTTCTATGTATGTTTCTATGGCAGAAGCATGCGCTTGCTTTATATCTTGGCTAGAGTTTGGAATACCTCCAATTTCTTTTTCAGTGACTGAAAGTTTATGAATAGTTTTATCCGGTCTATTCATAGCGAAACCCCTATAGCCTCTTCTTTTAAAATGATACAATAACCTAGGCTTATTATTTTCCGCTAATATAGGCATGCCGTAAAATACACAAGCCATTAGCACGTCCTCAAAAAATATCTCTGCTGTTTGAGGTCTAGAGATATACTCTAAAAAGAAATGATTAGTAGGAGCGTCTTCCATACTAAACTTAGTTAGTCCATGCAAAGCTCCATTGGAACCTTTTTTGTCTACTGTACCAGATATATCATAACTGTCACAACCAAAAGCTCCTATATGTTCATTACCTGGATACTTTACACCATTCTTTATTATCACGCGGTTTTGTAAGTTATACGAAGGAACCCAAGTTATTTTAAATCTACCGTTTTTATTTGGATAAAATTCAACCGCTGTGTCCTTTATGCCGTTCTTCCATTGAAAGCTACCTGTAGTAACTACAGCAGAATTTTTAAGGTCTTCATTGTAATCTACTTGCTCATATATTTTTGTCAAGTTAAATAAAGATTCTTTTGCTTCGTCTCTAAACGCGTGTTTTTCTGTTCTAGGAAATTGACGATAAAATTCGTTTAGCCCGTCTTGATCATCTTTTAAACCTTCAACTTCGTTTTCCCAGTGCTCTATAACGCCCGTGTCTATTAGTTCACCATCAATCCCTTTGATAGGTTTTTTTGGCGTATCGAATACAGGTAACCCATAAGTGTCGATGTATCCCTCGTAATTCCATTCCATAGGTATGAACAAAGAATATAGTCCTGAGCCAGTTTGTCCGTTGCGGTTTCTTTTTTCGGCATTAGAGTTTTCGTATAATTGCTTAAAATTTGCCCCTCCTTTTTCTAAAGCGTTAGATGTTGAGCCCATCATGCATTTGCCAATAACTTTGCTACCTAGCCTTAAACAGGTTTTAGTAACTCGCCAGTTGTTTAAAATGTTATCTGGCTTTTCCCACTTTCCACTTTCGTCGTGTACTAGTAGTTTTAATTTTTCACCGTCATAACTGTTGTCCCCTGTATTTTTCCAGTCAATTGTAGTGTCTAATCCTACAAGTTCTTCTAGTTGTTCATTAGAGTCTAACTTTTTTCTAGTTAACTTACTTGCTGGTATTCTATATGCTAATTCAGTTTTCGGTCTATCCATACCATCTTGTATGGGTTTAAAAAAGAAAGGGTAGTTAATAGATATGGGTACAACTTTATCTGTAAACATTTTTTTCGCATCAGCTCCTGACTTTGATAGTATACCAAAACGAGCATCACTAGACATTGTTGCTTGGTGGGTTGTTTCTGCAGATGACATAAAAGAAAATCCAGAACGTCTATTTTTTAAATAGCACATGCCGTAACTTCTTTTATCTGCTTTACAAGCCTCCCAAAATATAAAAAACAATCTGTTTGACTCTCTAAAATCAGGATGACCTACGTCAATCTTTGTCCACTGCAAGTACATATAGTGTGTGCCCGTTACATATGTAGGCTTACCGTTACTATAAAACCAAAAACCTTCATCTCTGTAATTAAATTCTTGATCAATATAATCGTACCACTTTTCTTTAAAGTCCGACGGGTATTTTTCCCAATCGAATACGCTTTTTATTTTGCTTAATTCTTTTGGATATTCCGCAGCCTCCCAGAACTGTTCATCTTTTTTATCTGAGCGTTTATATACGTTCTTTGCTGCTTTAGGTAAAGCGATCTTAAGATTCTGGATATCATAAATTTCTCCAATCTCTCCAGTCTTACTAATAACCACGATATCATGCTCAGCATTGTAACCATACTCCCACTTTTTGTAACGATTCATTTGCTTAATTATCTTAGGCTTAATGTGATCGTCGTCTATTTTATATAATGTTTGCTCATACATAATTACTTGGATCTTCCTTCAGCAAAACCCTTAAATGTTTTTTCTTCTTTTTTAACATCCTTAGGTTTTTCGTTAAGTCTTTCTTCTTCTTCCTCGATCCTCGATAGTATTTCAAACGCATCGAATATAGCTAGCTTTTTGGTAGCTGCTGCGTTTTTTAATTTATCCGCTGACAAATCATCCTCAGAATCAACAATAGCTTCTTTTGCTACTTTAATCAACTCTTCAACCGCTCTTTGACCAGCCTGGATTATATTTTTCTTCGTTTCCTTTGTATTCATATTTAATTACAATATCATTAGATTTCATACAATAAAGCTTTTCTCCGTCTATCGTAAATTCAAATTCACTATTAGGTGTAAACCCTATTAGGTCTCCTGGAGCTATTTTAAGCTCGTTTAAGGACTTGTTACCGTATTTTAGTATACCAACAAGTTCTTTCTCTTTTTTGTCGCTAAAAATGTTAGTTTCTTTTACTGGAGCTACAAAGCATCTTTCGTTAAAAGACTTCCAATTTCCATTTCGCTTATATAAGTATATTTGATCTGGTTGACAAAAATAACTATCTTCTTTAAAAAACTTACTACTATTTACATCTTTGCCTTGTTGATTATAAAACCTTCTAAAAACGTTATGATGTATAATAATTTCATCTCCGACCTTTATAGGTGTAAAATAAGCTAAAGGTATAGACTCTACCTTTGCTACCTTGTTTATAAACTTAAACTTTTCAATGCTGGTATTTAGAACCAAGCTTTTGTCACCTACTTTTATGTCGTTATTGTATCTTCCTCCTACAGGCGTTACAATAAAGTCGTAAACGCTATTCATTAGTATTCTAAATCATACTCGACAGATATAGCCATGTTAGAGTTAAACTTCTTCCATGGCATTACCTCATCTTTTTTTTTGATATAAATACTATAAGAGCTATCATTTTCACTAAATAGTATAGCTGTAATAGTATGGCCTCCGTAAACTTGCTGCCCTACTGCGTAGTGCATTGCATCGTTTTTGTAATCAGAACCTATGCTAATTTTCCTTACAACCGTGCCCATTATTTACTTTCTTTTTTTATTTCAGTATATTCTCCTGTTTCTAAGTTGACGTTTACAGAGCCATATTTTTGCTCTAGTTCTTTTTTAACTTCGTCGCTTTTTCTAGTTACTTCTGAAATATCGTGAAGCAAATTATGTTTTTGCACTTCTAGTATACCAATGTCTGAAAATAGCTTTTGCTGGGCTTGCTGGTTACTAATAATTAACTCTAGTTCTTTTTTTGTAATTTTTTGTGTTTTCATTTTATTATATTTAATTTAATTGCTTTACTATAAAATCACCTGAATAAGTAAGTTATTACTTATCTGATAAAAATTATACTGTTTGCGTTTATGTTTACTGCAGATACTATTTTAGTTACGATAACAGGTAAAAACCCTGTAGCAATACCTTTAAAGGTGACGTTAGTGTTATCGTTTCCTAAGTTAACTACTATAGATGCTGCCGCCGCTGAGTCCGTTAGCTCTCCTATGTAAATAGCAGAAGGCTCCGTAGGAGTTGCTGGAAGTGAAGCTACCTGCGTAGCTGATGTTGCAAAATCTGGTTGATTTCCGAATTGTCCCATTGTTTTTTGTTTAGTTATTTGTTATTTTTAATTCTTGATATTTTAATCCTAAAAAGCTATTTATACCTTCGCCGCTTACGTCAACTGAATACGTAGCCCATCCATAAGGGTGACTAATGCTGCCGTCCTCGTTTTCCTCAAGGTCGCGCCACAAGACATCAACTAGATAATCCGTCCCGTAAACAGCGGGATGTAATAGTTCCCAGCCTTCGCTGTAAATGTTTTCTGATAGCACTTCTAACCCCAGCTCCGCAACAGAATGCAAATGCGTAGGGTGTTGGTTTCCTTCTTCGTCAATATACTCCCCTAGTGCTTTTATCTTATTTTTTGCTTGCTCTTCTGAATTAAAAGCATATTTACCTATATGTAATCCCATAGTTTATGATGTTAGTGCCGCTAATTCCGCGTCTGATAATGCTTCTTTATATACTATTAATTGTTTTAATCTCCCGTTAAACCCTTGTCCTGTTGATAAGTGCAGTTCCGTTAATTGATTTGCAGTAAACC